AATTAGTTTAAACACTGTTTCTAATTTTTTTTGATTTATTTTAGATCTTAGTGTATTTGATAATCCTTGATGCAACGGCTTTGGCCAATTTCCAAAACTCACCCATGCATATCCGTTGTGTTCTTTATTTAAAATTGGAATAAATTCCTCGTCGATTACGCACAAATAAGTATGAAATTTAAAATTTTCATCATTACTAATAAAAGTTTCTAATGGAATTGTTTTTTTAATATCTGGAAGATTGCCTAATTCTTCTTGAATTTCTCGTTGTAACCCTTCCCAAGCAGTTTCGTTATTTTCATTTCTTCCACCAGCTAATCCCCACACATTTTTTTGTCGTGATTGTGCTCGATGTAAAAATAAAAATCTATTAGTTGATAGTGTGTAAATTAATGCTCCGGAACAAATTATACTAGACATACATTAATTTAGCCATCCAAGTATGCCATCCAGTTTCCTCCTGAATAGAATCCTTCCCAACTTTTACTCCAACTTTTTCCGTTCCATTTGTATTGTATATTAGTATTTAAATTCTTCATATATGTTATATTTGATGTACTTGATGCATTAAATATAACAACCCAACTTGTTCCATTCCATTCAATAATATCATTTGCTCCAGCAACAACATCAGTTCCGTTGTTGTTTTTCCATGCATCAGGACCGTCATATGATGCATTACTAGCATTTGTACTATCATTAATAGACGATAGTATAAGTACACGCAATCCTGATACTTTATATGTCGAAGGATTCCATCTTTCAGGTTCAATAATATAATCAATACTAGTTAAACTGTTTGAATTACGATAGGCACTGTTAATAATAGTATTTGCTGGTAGTGTATCGCTGTCCCATATTATTGAAATCTCTCTATCATTTAATGGATTTAATGTAAATGTTCCAATAAGGTAGTTAGTAGTATCAAGTTGTCTTACACGAATTTGGCTAACTCCAGCAGCGTATTGTCCAGGATAACTTTGAAGAATCATTTCCCAACTTTCATTACCAACTATATCATTAACAACTAACTCACCTTTGGTACCGGTTATATACAATCCATAATTTTGATATGTAGTTGATATTGTTGAACGATTTACATTTGATAAATCAATATTAAGATTTGATTCTATGCCAACTTCGCCGGTTGCAGATTCAGTTTTAGTTGTAACTTGCTCTACTGGATGTTTAACATCTTGATAAGATTGTAATATTGGAGTACTAATGCCAAGATCAATATCACCTGAATCTTCATTATATATACTAGCAATAACTTTTGTAATTACTCCTAGTCGCTTTACCTTTGCAGGTGGCGACAAATAAATAGGAGTTGTTAATTTTAATGTAGCTATATCAATTTCGGTATCAATGCCAACTGGCACATTTCTACTACTAAAGTTAATTGTTTCTAAATTTACACTAGTTAAACTAGTCCAGTCTATATAATTGTCTGTTGATTGTATTTCTAACGAAGGATTAAATAAAGTTAAAATTTGTTCTAAAATTTGTAATTTTTGATCAGTACTAGTTGACCATATATCAACATTTAATCCAAGTATGTACGGAGTTGGCATCAATCTCTCAACTGTATAATTTTTACCTTGTTCATTTAGATATTCAGTACCATCAGCATTTAATGCTCTCTCACGAACATGAACTTTACTTACATATGTTGAGTCTGATGTTTTTGACCTATCTTGCTGTAAATCTATAATATGAATAGCAATTCTTGGAGCACTAGGAATCTTATTTTCAGAATTATCTTTTATAATATTTGCTACTTGACGAGAAAGATCTCCGTATGTTACTGGAATTTGGATAAAATCTCCATCTCCGTCTTTATAACTAAAATTACTCATTAATCGAATAGATTGAGTTAAGTATCGTCTTATTTGGCCATCATAAAAATGTAACATTAGTTATCTGCCCTTGGTGATAATGCTTTTGATAAACTCTGACGTTCAGTAACTGTAGTACCGCCTATAGTTGAGGTTTTAGTATTATTAATAAATGATGTTCGTTGTGTATCTCTAGAATCGGTATTAGTTAATGTTTGTCTTACATCATCTTCCATTTTTGTCCACCGTGATCCATTGTATCTAAATAACCTATTAGGAAAAAAATCAGTTCTTAAAAAGTAATCTCCAGACTGACTATTTAGAGGAAATCCTATTCCACTTCCAAAAACTTCTCCGTTTGGCGGTAATCCATCGCCTAATAAGTATCCTGAATACCCTGAGCGTTCTGGTGGCGTATTTGCCCTATCGATTGCTGAATCAGCACCAGTTGAGACTAGTTCAGGTTTTCCTGCTTCGTCAACTTGAAGTGTATAAAAATAACTGGTATCATAACCGCTTTTAGGAGCATCAACTTCTGCTTGAGCAATAACTGCATCATTAATAGCTTTTTCTTGATTGTAAGTACTTAACACATCTCTTAGAGTATTTCCTTCATCATCTTCTGCAGATTTATTAAGAATATCTTTGTATTGCTGGCTATCAATAATTTGTGTTAGTTTTAGTCTATATAAATGAGGATACCATGTTTGTGAAAATCCTTCAGATGACCGTGATACTTCTTCAATGACATAAAATCGTTTTAATGCAATACTAAAATCGTTTAATGCATGTTCGTCAATTAGGTGCGGAAGTTCAACAACATCGCCGCTTATTAATTTACGACCAATTGTTTTTACACTACTATTAATATGTACAGTTAGATATAGGGTATCACTACTTAAGAATAATCCAAATTGACTTAAATTAAAATCATTATCTTGAATATTATATATTCCACGAATTTCGTATATATCAGAATCATATTTCCTATCTCTATTTTCAAGAAATAACATATCTTGAATATTTGTTTCTGCAACTTCGTTATATCTTGGTTTATCTGCAGTAGATTCAACAACTGACGGATTATCTGGTCCTAAAAATTTATGTACAAATATATCGGTACCGCCAATTGAAAATTGTTCATAGATAACTTTATCTAAGAATTCATAATCGGCAGTTTTATTTGGTCGGTATAAACTTAATCTTGGCATACTTATATTTATCGTTACGCTAAATACTAGCGGAGACCTAAACATGGCAGACTTACAGACTGAAAAACAAGAAGTTTTTGATTATATTCATACATTCCTTGGCGGCGGCATGGTTGATGTAGAACTTGATCCTATACATTACGAAACTGCATTAACAAAATCTTTATCAAAATATAGACAAAAATCTGAAAATTCAGTTGAAGAAAGTTATATTACTCTTGATTTAGTAAAAGATCAAAATGCATATACATTACCTACAGAGGTAATTCAAGTTAGACAAATATATCGGAGAAGTGTCGGCAGCCGTAGTGGCGGAGGCGACGGCGGAACGTTATATGATCCATTTAACTTAGCATATACTAATACATATTTGCTATCAGGATCAGGCATGGGAGGCCTTGCAACATATGAATTGTATTCACAACACCAAGAACTTGTAGCAAGAATGTTTGGCGCATTTATTGAATTTACTTGGAATACTGCAACAAAAAAATTAACAGTATTACAACGCCCAGGTTCTGAAGAATCTGTATTATTATTTTGTTATAATTACAGACCTGACACACAAATATTAGCAGATTATCTTGCAAATCAATGGATTAAAGATTATGCACTTGCTAGTTGTAAGTATATGTTAGGAGAAGCAAGAGAAAAATTTGCTACTATTGCAGGCCCACAAGGCGGTACTGCACTTAACGGTTCTAGTTTAAAAGCAGAAGCACAACAAGAAATGGAAAAACTAGAACTTGAAGTTGCAGCAGCAGTAGCTGGCGGAACAGGATATTCCTTTTTAATTGGTTAATTAACTACGTAGTTAACGGTAAAATACAGTAGTTTTTAGCATACTTGCTAAATACTATTAACAAAAATATTTTTACCATCAAATAAGGGGAACTAAAAATGGCATTAACATCACCGGGTGTATCAGTATCAGTAAGCGACGAGAGTTTTTATACTCCATCTGAACCGGGCACTACACCACTTATATTTGTAGCTACAAAAGAAAATAAGCAAAATCCCGGAGCAACAGGCACAGCACCAGGTACGCTAGCTTCTAACTCAGGAAAGCCTTATTTAATTAGCTCACAAAGAGAATTATCAGAAACATTTGGCGATCCATTATTTTATAAAGATGCTAGTAATAATATGTTACACGGCGCAGAACAAAATGAATATGGGTTACAAGCTGCATATTCCTTCTTAGGTGTAGCTAACAGAGCGTATGTAGTTCGAGCAAATCTTGATTTATCTGATATTAGTGCTAGTGCAACTGCAACTTC